CTGGATACAGACGTCCCCTTCCCCATCACACATGTACAGACGGAGGAATGACAATGAAAATGAAAACCTACATCGGCACGAAAATTATTGAGGCGATCCCTGCTATTCGCAAGGGTGGCACGGTCTACGAGAAAGACCAGCCCATCCCCAAGAGCATGGACCCCGAGGAGGAGGGCTATAAGGTCCGCTACCAGGACGGCTACGAGAGCTTTAGTCCAAAGGCTGTGTTTGAGGCCGCATATCGGGAAACAGACTGCCTGAGTTTTGGCCTTGCCATTGAAGCAGCGAAGAAAGGGAAGAGAATTGCCCGCCGCGGTTGGAATGGCAAGAATCAGTATGTTGAGCTTGCGGAGCGCATCAGCTATGAGAACGCTGCGCATGAGGTGGTCAACGCCAATCACGAAGCTATCGGCAACAAAGCACTTGCTTTTGTCGGCACATCCGGCGTGCAGCTCGGCTGGCTGGCATCGCAGGCGGATATGCTGGCTGATGACTGGGAGATTGTGGAATAATTCTCCAGTAAACTGAATAAACGAGAGCCAAACGAGGCCATGAGAACGGCGAAAGTCGTTTCTTGTGGTCTCGTTTTTGTTTTGTCAGCAAAGCCAGACCAGGCTTTGAAAATACAAAGATCCGGCCAGACCAGGCCGGGGAAAGAGGCCAATATGGACGAAAACATGAACCAGATCCCCGAACAGGAGACCGAAACTACGGACGCCTTTTTGGATGGCTGGGACGGCGAAGCAGAAGCAGCGGCAGACCAGCCGGAAGTGGACGCAGAGCCGGTGGAGACTGGCGAGGAAACGCTTGCCGAGGACCCCAGTGAGAGCGCAGAGACGCCGGAAGAGGGCACTGAGCCTCCCGCAGATGCGGAACAGGCATCCCAGACGCAGCAGACCGAGGCGGAGACCGTGGACGCACGGCCCCAGACATGGGAGCTGCGGCACATGGGCGAGGTGCGGCAGGCCAACGAAGCGGAAATGGTGGCATTGGCCCAGAAGGGCATGGACTATGACCGCATCCGCAGCCAGTATGACGAGTTTAAGCCTGTGATGGAGATGGTCAACCGCTTTGCAAACCAGCAGGGGTTGAACACCAATGACTACATTTCCATGCTCCGGGCGCAGGCAAAGCAGGCCGAGGGCCTGAGTGAAGCGGACGCACGGCGCTCCGTGGAACTTGAGGACCGGGAGGCCGTTGTGGCCGCCGCAGAAGCGGAACGGCAGGCCCAGCAGGACGCCATGGCGCAGGCCCAGCGGGCCGAGGCCGAGGCGGCAAGCCGCCGACAGGCGGACATTCAGGAATTTCAACAGACATTCCCCGAGGCAGCAAAGGACCCCAACAGCATCCCGCCCCAAGTTTGGGCAGATGTGCGGAACGGCTCTTCTCTGGTCGCCGCCTACGCCCGGTACGCCGTGCAGCAGGCACGGCAGGACGCGGCAGACGCCAAGCGGGAGACCGCCTCCGTACAGCAGAACCAGCGGAACGCGGAGCGCTCCACCGGCAGCATGAGAAGCGCCGGTGATGGGCTGAAGTCTAAGGACCCGTTCCTGGAGGGCTGGGGGGACTAAGCCTTTGCATCGCCGGGGAGACCGACGAAAGAGAGGTTTTGAACCATGGCTATCAATTACGCCGTTAAATACGCAACCAAGATCGCGGAGGCTTTCTCTAAGCCTTCTATCACCGACGACGATGCCGGTAAGGCATACACCTGGACCGGCCCCAACAGCAAGACCATTGTCGTTGGCAGTGTGGACACCGTGCCGGAGACCGAGTACACCAACACCGGCGACAACCGATTCGGCACCACCTATGACCTGGGCGACACCCAGCAGGAGATGACCTGCGAGCAGAAGCCCGCCTTCTCCTTCACCATCGACGCGGTGGATCAGACGGATCAGGCCATTGAGAAGTCCGCTTCCCGCGCCCTGCGGCGTCAGCTGGAGCAGCGGACCACCCCCAACATGGACCGCCACCGCATCAAGAAGTGGGTGATGGGCGCTAATATCCAGCGTAAGGAGGCAACCACCCCCACCAAGAGCACCATCGGTGGCCTGATTATCGACCTGAACGCCGATATGACCAACGCCCTGGTGCCCATGGAGAACCGCACCCTCTACATTGCCACCAGCTATTACAAGCTGCTGAAGCAGGATCCCGCCTGGCTGGGCACCGAGAGCCTTGCCAAGGAGACCCTGACCCGCGGTGTGGTGGGCCAGTTCGACGGCTGCCGGGTGAAGAACATCCCCGACCGCTATATGCCTGACGGTGTGTACTTCTTCATCAAGTGGAAGGGCAGCACCGTGGACCCCGTGAAGCTGGCGCAGTACGACATTCTGCCCAAGGTGAAGGGCTATTCCGGCCCCGTTGTGCAGGGCGTGACCTACTATGACAGCTTCGTGCTGGGCGCCAAGGGCGACGGTGTTGCCGTTTGCGGCAATGCTGCGGTTCTGGCGGCACCCGTGATGTCTATTACCGGCCATGCCGTCAGCATCACCGCCGTGTCCGGCGTGGTGTTCAAGTACACCACCGACGGCACCAACCCCCGGTATTCCACCACCGCCGAGGTCTACACCGCCGCTGTGACCCTGACCGCCGGTCAGACCATGCGGGCCGTGGCCACCAAGGACGGCTGCGTGGGCATCGAGGGCACCAAGGATTACGAGTGATCTCATGGGAGGGGGCTTCGGCCCCTTCCCCCATATATGGGCGGAGCGGGTGCATGAACCCGGCCCGTCCACCAGATATAAGGAGCGATTATGCCTCGATATAAACAGACAGCAGGCGGAACGGTGCAGGTGGATTTAGGGACGCTGAACCCCAAACAGAAGCAGTTCTGCCAGTCCCGGAGCCGGTACACGGCTTACGGCGGCGCCAGAGGCGGCGGCAAGACACACGTTCTGCTGCGGAAGGCGGCAGGCGGCGCGCTCACCTATCCCGGCATCAAGATCCTGATCGTGCGCCGGGAGTACCCGGAATTGGAGCAGAACATCATCCTGCCCATGCAAAAGCTGATCCCGCCGGAGGTGGGCAGTTACAACGGCAGTATGCGCATGATGTTCTTCTGCAACGGCAGCATTATCAAGTTCGGCCACTACGGCGCGGGAGACGATCAGGAATATCAGGGCCTTGAATTTGACTGGATCTTCATGGAGGAAGCCACGCAATTCTCAGAATCCCAGTTCCGCACGCTGGGCGCGTGCTTGCGTGGTGCGACCAAGTTCCCCCGGCGGATGTACCTGACCTGCAACCCCGGCGGTATCGGGCACCTGTGGGTAAAGCGGCTGTTCGTGGACCGGGAGTACCGGGAGGGGGAAAAGGCCAAAGATTACACCTTCATCCCCGCTACGGTGGACGATAACCCCCAGCTTTTGGAGGCATCTCCGGAGTACAAGCAAATGCTGGATCTGCTGCCGGAGGATGTACGGCGGGCGTGGCGTTACGGCGACTGGAACGCCATGGCAGGTACGTTCTTCCCGGAGTTCCGCAAAGAAACCCATGTGATCGCGCCTTTTGTGCGGGTGCCTCGTGAGTGGAAGAAATACAGGGCGTTCGACTACGGCCTTGATATGTTCGCCTGCCTTTGGGTGGCGGTGGACTTTGAGGGGCGGGCCTATGTGTACCGGGAGGTGCAGCAAAGCGGATTGATTGTCAGCGAGGCGGCAAAGCTGGCAAATGCCCTGACCCCGCCGGAGGAGCACATTGAGTTCACCATTGCCCCGCCGGATATGTGGAACCGGCAGAAGGACAGCGGGCGGAGCATGGCGGAGATCTTCGCGCAGTACGGGTTGGGGCTGCTGAAAGCCAGCAACAACCGTGTTCAGGGATGGATGGCCGTCAAGGAGCTGCTGAAGCCCATGAAGAGCGACACGGACCGGCCCGGACTTCTGGTGACGGAAAACTGCGTGGGCCTGATCCGCAACCTGCCTTCCATCCAGCATGACGAGAAAAACCCCTCGGACTGCGCCACGGAGCCCCATGAGATCACCCATATCTGCGACGCTGCCCGGTATTTCTGTGTCACCCGCGTGTTGGGCGCTCAGAAAACCGAGGAGAAGATCATGGACGATTTCGACGAGGGTGAGGACTACGATGACGTGATGACGGGTGGGGAAATGACCGCCGGTTATCTATCCTACGGATAAAGGAGGCCCGGACGATGGCTCAAATCACATCCAGCAACGATATTCAGGTGTTGAAGATCCGCCAGTTTCTTGGCCTGAACGAGAACCCGGACGGGGATACCAAGATCAAGAACGGCGAAATGAGCAAGATGCGGAACTTCCGCATAACGCGGGAGAAGCACTTGCAGTTGCGCCCCGGCACTAAGACGGTGCTGAACCTGAAAACGGCATGGGACGCATGGTGCGCGGAGAGCGGCCACACGGCCCCCACAGCAAACCCGGTTTTCTCCGGTGCATGGGAGGGCGTGGTCGACAGCAAGCAGCGGACCCTTGCCGCCTTCGGCGGGCTGATCTTCTCTCTGGACCCGGCGGCGGCAACAACCAAGGTTGTGGGCCAGTGCACACAGGATCAGACCTCGTTCTTCGGCTTTTCCAACAAGGTTTACCTGCTGAACGGCCATGAATACATGAGCTGGGACGGCAAGGACAACAGCAGCTTTGTGGCGGTGGAGGGCTACATCCCCACGGTGATGAACGCCACCACGCCTGCGGGCGGTGGGTTTCTGCTGGAAAACGTAAACCGGCTGACGGGCAAGCGGAAGGTGCTATATTCCCCCGACGGCAAGGAGGAGGTTTTCCACATCCCGGAAAAGACGGTGGATGAGATCATCTCCGTGAAGATTGGGGATACGGCGCAGACCTACACCTCAGACCTGACGGCGCGGACTTTCACCATTACCCCCGCCCCCGCCGCCGGAACCAACACACTGGAGCTGATCTACCGCAGCGGCAACGGAGAGCGGGCGCAGGTAACGGGGATGCGCTTCTCTGAGCTTTACAACGGCCAGACGGACAGCCGCGTGTTCCTCTACGGAGACGGCACCAACAAGACCATTTACTCCGGCATTGATTCCGCCACCGGCAAGCCCTCAGCGGAATACTTCCCGGACCTGTACGAGGCGGAGGTGGGCGAAGCCAACACGCCTATTACCGGTATGGTGCGTCACTACGCACGGCTGGTGGTATTTAAGCAGGACGCTACCTACTCTATGAGCTATTCCACGCTGGTAACGGCTACGGACGTCACCACGGCGGCGTTTTACGTGACCCCCGTCAACCGGCAGTTCGGCAATAAGGCTCCGGGACAGGTGGACATTCTGGAGAATAACCCCCTGACGCTGGACGATCAGGCGGTGTACCGGTGGCGGAGCGTATCCACCAGCGGAAACATCACCTTTGACGAGCGGAACGCGGAACGGATCTCCGACCGGGTAGAAGTGACGCTGCAAGGCTTTGACATGAAAGAGACCCGGACCTTCAACCGGAAATCGGCGCAAGAATACTGGTGGATGTACGGAGACAAGGCGCTGATCCTGAACTACGGCGCGGACGCATGGTATCTCTACACCGGATTGAGCTTCCGGGCCATGGTGGAGATAGGGCTGGAGACCTACGGATTCCGGCCTGACGGCGGCGTGGTGCATCTTTCCCGGCAGTACCGGAACGATGACGGCAAGGACATTGACGCCTACGCCGCTACCGGCTCCATGGATTTTGACCGGGACTGGGTGCTGAAATACAGCCCGCTGATCTTTGTGGCGATCCAGCCGGAGAGCAACGCGCGGGTTCATGTGACGGTGGAGACCAACCGCCGCAGCGACTACCCGGAAAAGATTGTCTCTTCCGGCCTTGCCACTTTCGCCCATGCGGACTTCGCCCACTGGTCTTTCGGCACCAACCGAAAGCCGCAGGTCCGGCGGGTGAAGATGAAGGTGAAGAAGGCCACCTTCTACAAGCTGGTATTTAAGAGCAAATCGGCATCGTCTACCGCAACGGTTCTGGAGACGGACGTGCAGCTCCGCTATACCGGAAATGTGAAATAAAGGGGTGAACCCATGAGCAAACAGACGATGACCCCGGAGCGGGTCGGTAAGGAATACAGTGCAGGCATCAGCTTCAACAGCGGTATTGACCTCTATGACTGCGTGGAGACCAACGAAAATTTCTTCATAGGTAAGCAGTGGGAGGGTGTGCAGAGCAACGGCCTCCCCACCCCCGTATTTAACTTTTTGAAGCGGGTGGTGCTGTTCTCCGTGGCGAATATCTCCACGGACAATCTGAAGCTGTGGGCGCGGGCTATGTCCTCCAGCGGGGAGCGGAACACGCAGACCTTAGAGCTGGTAGCCGACATTCTCAACGATCAGTTCGCGTCCATCTCTGAGCACAACAGTCTCGGCGGGCGCATCCGGGAGTATACCCGCAATGCCGCCGTGGACGGTGACGGCTGTATGTATACCTACTGGGACGATACGGCGGAGACCGGACAGGCCAGCAAGGGGGCCATCCGCACGGAAGTCCTGATGAATACGCAGGTTTTGTTCGGCAACCCCAACAACCGGGACGTGCAGAGCCAGCCCTACATCATTCTGGAACGGCGGATGCTGCTGAGCGAGGCCCGGAAGCGGGCCAAGCGGTACGGCAAGGACCCCGACGAGATCCAGCCGGACAATAAGGACTGCGGCAACAACTACATGGATTCCATGAGCGGCAGCGGGAACAAGGTGACGGTGCTGCTCCGGCTGTGGAAGGATGACGAGACCGGCACCGTCCACGCCTACGAGTGTACCCGGCAGGCGGAGATCCGGGGCGATCTGGACCTCGGTATCAAGCTGTACCCCCTGACGTGGATGAACTGGGACTATGTGCAGGACTGCTATCACGGACAGGCTATGATTACCGGCCTGCTGCCCAACCAAATCTTTGTCAATAAGCTGTTCGCCATGTCCATGATCTCGCTGATGACGCTGGCCTATCCGAAGGTGGTATACGATTCCACCAAGGTAGCCAAGTGGACAAACAAGATCGGCGGGGCTATTCCGGTAAACGGCAGTGTGGAGGGCGTGGCGAAGATCATTGACCCCGCCAGCATCTCCCCCCAGATCAGCCAGTTCATCGACATTGCCATCAGCTACACGCAGAAGTTCCTCGGCGCATCGGACGTGGCGCTGGGCGATACACGCCCGGACAACACCTCCGCCATTATCGCCTTGCAGCGGGCGGCGGCAACGCCCATGGAGCTGACGAAACAGAACCTCTTGCAGAGCATTGAGGATTTGGGCCGCATCTACATGGAGTTCATGGGCGAATACTACGGAGAGCGGTATGTGGAGATCTCCAACCCCTATGACAACAGCAAATTGGTAGTTCCCTTTGACTTCTCCATCCTGAAGGAGATCCCCTTCACCATCGGACTGGACGCGGGCGCGGCTTCCTACTGGAGCGAGATTGCTGCCATGCAGACGTTGGACAATCTGCTGATGCAGGGCAAGATCTCCACGGTGGAATACCTGAAACGGCTGCCCGCCGGACAGATCACCGACAAGGAGGCGCTGATCCAAGCCCTCCAGCAGCAAGAACGTGCCATGATGGGCGGTCAGCCGGGGGCAGAGGGCGAACAGCCGATCACTCAGGAAGAAACCGTCCCCATTCGGGGCGGGGCCGGATACGGCCAGTTGCAGCGGAAAATCAACGAGACCGGCGAAGTGCCGAAAACGGAGGTGTAACCTGTGGCGATTGAGAAATTCAACAAAAACATGGCGATCATTGCGGCACTGGACGATGAACCCAATGACGTTGGCGGCATGACCTCCGCCGAGCTGAAAAACAAGTTCGACGAAGGCGGCAAGGCTCTTCAGACCTACATGAACGAGACCCTGATCCCGGCGCTGGAAAATCTGGGTGTGGAAACGGCGGTGCTGCTGCCGGAGAACGAAGCCGGGTTCAAGTACATCCGTCTGAACAGCGATAAGGTGCTGGAGGTCAGCACGGACGGTGAGACCTGGCAGGCAACCGGTTCTTCCGGTCACCTGATTATCGGCCCGGATGGACAGGCCCTCCCCCAGCGGAGCCGGATGCAGTTCACCAACGGCACGGTGACGGACCAGAACGGCGTGACCGTGGTCACCGGCGTGAAGGGTGACAAGGGCGAAAAAGGCGACAAGGGCGATACCGGCAATACCGGAGCCACCGGCGCGCAAGGTCCGGTGGGACCCGCCATCGTCCCCAGCGTGGACATTAACGGCGTCATGTCCTTCTCCCTGCAAAATGTAACGTCCCCGCCCCAGAGCGTGAATGTGCGCGGCCCCCAAGGCCCGCAGGGCGTACAGGGCGAGCAAGGCGCACAGGGCGCAAGAGGCCCGCAGGGGATTCAGGGCGTGGCCGGTGCGCAGGGGCCAAAGGGAGACCAGGGTGAGACCGGCCCTGCTGGCCCTACCGGTCCGCAGGGGCCGACCGGATTGCAGGGCGTTCAGGGTATTCAGGGTGAGACCGGCCCCAAGGGTGCACCCGGCGACAAGGGTGAAACCGGACCCGCAGGCCCCCAAGGCCCCACTGGTGCGCAGGGCCCAGCAGGCGCTCCCGGCAAGGACGGAACCAGCCTCTACATTGAGGACGTCTATCCCACTCTGGCGGCGCTGCGAAAAGCCATACCCACCGGCAACGAGAAGATGTACATGGTGGAGGCGGATAAGGAGTGCTACATCTGGTCCGAGCTTGCTTCGGACTGGGTAAGCGTTGGCAAGCTGCAAGGCCCGGAAGGCGCGCAGGGTCCTGCCGGTGCGCAGGGCATCCAAGGTCCCAAGGGTGAAAAGGGCGACAAGGGTGACATTGGCCCCCAGGGTGAGCAGGGCATCCAAGGCCCCACCGGCCCGCAGGGTGAGACCGGTGCCAAGGGCGCGACGGGTCCCCAGGGTCCGCAGGGCATTCAGGGCGTACAGGGTCCCCAGGGCGACGTTGGCCCGGAGGGTCCCCAGGGTCCCGCCGGTGTAAAGGGCACGGACGGCAAGAGCGCCTATCAGACTGCCGTGGAAGCCGGGTATTCCGGCACGGAGACGGCGTTCAACACGGCGCTGAAAGACGTGCCGGGGCACATTGGCAACAGCGACATCCATGTGACTGCTGCGCAGAAAACCACGTGGGACGGCAAGGCGGCGGGGAAACACGCCAGCCAGCACGGGGCAAACGGCAGTGACCCTATTACCCCGGACGCTATCGGAGCCATTGCATCTACGGAAAAGGGCACGGCGGACGGCGTGGCATCTTTGGGAACGGACGGCAAGGTGCCTGCAAGCCAGTTGCCGGAGATCAGCTCCGTCAAGACCTACACCGCCACCATCGGGACCACGTGGGTGAAGGATGAAAACACCGGCGTTAAGACGCAGAGCGTTGCCATCGCCGGGGTGACGGCCCAGAGCACCGCTATGGTGGATCATGTTTACACAGGCAGCGGGACCTCCGACGATTACGCGGCCTTTGTGGAAGCGGAGAACCAGTACCTCAACTGCATCACCAACGGCTACGCCGAGACCTACAACGGCGGCATCAAGTTTACGATCTTCGGGGACGCCAACACGGTGTCTATTCCCATTGTTGCGGAGGTGAGCTGATGGGCCATGTAACGGTGGTTGGCGGGTGCAGAGCAAAAGCCCCGTCAGCCGGCATCCTTGCAAGTTCCCTTGCCGTTGGGACCACCGTGAAGTTGATGGAGGGCGGTACGGCTGTTGAATACTTGGTTGTCAACCAAGGGATTCCCAGTAATTCCAACCTGTATGACGCAAGTTGTGACGGAACGTGGCTGTTGAGGAAGGATATTCACAGCAACCGGCAGTGGGACCCCAGCTACGTAAACAAGTATGAAAGCAGCGAGATCAACACGTGGCTGAATGGAGACTTTTTCAACAGCCTTGGGAACGTGGAACGTGCAACTGTCAGGCAGGTGAAGATCCCGTATCGGGCTGGCGGCGGTTCTGGCGGCACCGACCAGAGCGGCGCGAACGGTCTGTCCTGCAAGGTGTTCCTGCTGTCCTGCTATGAATTGGGCTGGACGACCAGTAACAGTTCGATGTACCCGGTTGACGGTGCAAAACTGGACTACTTTATCGCCGGGTCCGCTGGAAAATCCTTGCGTATTGCGCATTTGAATGGAACCGTTAATGATTGGTGGACACGTTCCCCCTATGCCAGTGGAACCAGCAATGCGTGGTTTATTCAGACCGATGGCAACAGCAATAGTTCTGGCGCATCCAACTCGCACGGTATCCGCCCCGCTTTGGTTCTCCCCAGCAATGCACTATTTGATAAAACTACCATGCTTTTAAAGGGCGTAAAGTAACAGGAAAAAGCCGGAGGTCAATCCTCCGGCAGGTCCCACAGGGCTTCCGACGCGGCTTGCTGGGCGACGATTTTACGCTTGAGGGCGTCCAGTTCGTCCAACAGCTCTACGGTCATGTAGTAGAGTTCTTCGTAGGCTTGGCGCTGTGCATCCGTCATGGCGATCACCTCCTTTGAGGGGATGATACCACAGGGGCCGTGTCGAAATGTGTCGGAATGTGGCGCAACAACAAATTAAAACCGGTTGAAGATTCAACCGAAAAAATGAAAGGGGTATACATTATGGAAAAGAAGTTTGCTGAGATCATCAACGAGGGCTGCAAGAGCGGCAAGACCATCGAGGCCATCAATGCCGAACTGAAAGCGGCGGGGGCCAACTTCCACCTGAATCCCGACGGCGGCGTGGCCAACTGGACCGAGGCTGAGATGGCCGAGGGCTTTATCCACGCGGAGACCGAGCCGGAGGACGTGCGTCATCTGCATGACTATATGCGGCGTGACCCCGCCAAGGCCAACACCGAGGAGGAGGTCTGGACGCCGGAAGGCCATTACCGTATTACCTTCGACGAGGATGGTCGTCCTGAGAAGGCCGTGCGGGTGTGACCGCCGAAAGGAGGGACACTATGAACGCTTTGCACATCAAAAATACGGTGTTGGCGGTGCTGGCTGTGGCTGGCTCCGCCATCGCCCAGGCACTTGGAGGTTGGGACGTGGCTCTCAAAGTTCTGATCTGCTTTATGGCGTTGGATTACGCCACGGGCTGGCTGGTGGCAGCGATCTGGCACAAGTCCGGCAAAAGCAAAACCGGGGCGCTGAGTTCCGACGCCGGGTTCAAGGGGCTGGCGAAGAAGTGCGTCATGCTGGCGCTGGTATGGATGGGGGCATTATTGGATCAGGCCACATCCAGCGATTTTGCACGGGACGCAGTGTGTATGTTTTTCATCGCCAATGAGGGGTTGTCGATTTTGGAGAATACGGCAGTAATGGGGATCCCCTACCCTGCCTTTATTAAAAATATGCTGGATGCCATTCGTCAGGCCAGCGATCAGGGGAAACAGAATACGGAGGCTCATACATGAGCACGAGAGCGGGCACCGTCCCGCTCTCCGACCTCCAATTCATCAAGATCTATTTCAACCGGAAGCGTCTCCGCTCCACCACGGCCAACCTGAAAAAGATGCTGGCGGAGGCGGGCGGGGACGCTATCTGCAATGGCTCCATTTTCCTGCGTAATCAGACCCCGGCCTGCCACCTAAAGGCAGACGGGCAGACCCGCAAGACCCCCAATTACCGGGCGTGGGCCATCAGTTGGAATGACCCGGCGGACTTCGGCGTGAAAACCGTGCCCAACGGGGACCGGAATTACATGGAGTGTGTCCACCTCATTATCGGCGGAAAGAAGATCTACTCCGTCACCTGCGGAGCGGATATGAAGTACCGCGCTCCCCGGACGGCCATCGGCACCAAGAACGGACGGTTCGCCTACTATGTGAGCAAGGACCGGCACACGCCGGAACAGCTTCGTGACCTGCTGGCCGCGTCCGGCTGGGACAACGCCATTATGATGGACGGCGGCGGGTCTACCTGCTTCATGGATTCGACAGGCAAGGGCTTTACCGGAGACGGGCGGGTGATCCCGTTTTTCCTTGTGTGGAAGTACAAGAGCGGTGACGCATTCGAGCCAAAAGGAGAAAAACCCATGGTAGAGATCAACGCCTATTCCAAGGCGAAGGACGGCGGCAAGAAGCTGTCCACCCATTTTAAAGTGAAAGAATTTGCCTGCAAGGACGGCTCCGATGCCGTGCTGGTAGCGCCCCGGCTGGTGATGGTTTTGCAGAGCATCCGCAGCCACTTCGGTGCGGCTGTGACCATCAACAGTGGGTATCGGACGCCGCAGTACAATACCAAGGTCGGCGGCGTGGCCCACAGCCAGCACTGCTACGGCACGGCGGCGGACATTACCGTGCGGGGGCAGAAACCGGCAGCGGTAGCGGCCTACGCGCGACAACTGATGCCAGACTGGGGCGGTGTGGGCGTATACAGTCAGAAAGGCTTCACGCACATTGATGTGAGAGAGGTCAAATCTGACTGGAACGGATAAGGAGGGCCAAGTATGGCAGGGTACTACGATAAAAACAAAGACTACTCCAAGGAATTACAGCGGACAGACCTGTCCGCCTCCGAACGGGACAGGCTGACCAAGGAGCGCCAGAACAAAATCGACGATAAGTACGGCGGCAAGGAGCCGAACATGATCGGCTCCGACAAGACGTACAGCCAGACCTATGACAAGGGCGGCAACCGGCGGGACACCAGCTCTTCCGGCGGCAGCTCTCAGGCGGCAACCGGGGGGACGCCCTATGTAAAAGGCCCCGGCTACGGCACCGGCGGCTATACAAATCCGGGAATTTACGGTGCGGCCAATTTGCAGCCCACGGATATGTCCGACTACTGGAAGAAGATGACCGGCGGCGCGGATATGAGCAGACGGCCTGATCTGGCCGGGGGATATTCCATTTCCAACGGCTACACCGTGTTTTACGATGAGAATGGCTACGCAAAGAAGGCTGTGAAGGGCGTGGCGGACTACACCCCCCATCAGGACATCAACGTAGGGAACGGAAGCTACGGCAAGAGCGGCGCGTGGACGGACAACGAGATGATGTCCGCATTGGACCGCTCCAAGATTCAGGACATCCGCAACCGGCTTCAGCGGGGCGAGATCACCGGAGATCAGGCGAACCAGGCGGCAAACGCCATCCGGGCGGGCTACGGCTACACCATTGATAAAAACGGCTATGTGACGGACAGCGGCGCTCTTTCCTCCGTGAACGATCTGCGGCGGCGGCTGGGGCTGGAAATCAGCCCGGAAAGCGCGGAACTGGCCTACTACCGCTATCTCATGGGCACGGATACCTCCCCCTCCGCACAGGCCAGCGGCAAGGTGCAGTCCTTTGGGGACTATCTGGCGGAGAACGGCGGCGTACAGGCCGGGACTACCGGCTACGGGACCCCGGCATACAGCCAGCAGCAGCGGGTCACGGATATTAACGCAGGCAGCACCCCGGCCAGCAATTTCACGGCGCAGACCGGCACGAGCTTTGACATCGGGGACGGCAGCGACTATCTGAAAGAGCTGTACGCCAAGAAGGTGGCGGCGGAGCTGGCGGCGCTGAAATCCGCTTACGAGCAGAACACCGCCACACTGGACGCCAGCCGTGCGCAGATTGCGCCGGTATATGACATTGCCCGGAACAGTGCGGCCAACCAGAACGCTCTGAGCCGAGGCGCGTTTCAGGAGATGGCGGTGGCAAACGGCCTGAACACCGGCACCACCGGACAGGCGGCGCTGGCACAGGACGTTGTGCTTCAGCAGAATCTTTCCCAGATCGACCGGGAGCAGGCGGAAAAGACGGCGGCGATTGACCTTCAGCGGAGCCAGCTTGACACGGAGTACCGGAACGCCATTGCCAAGGCAGAGGCCACGGGAGACGCGGAGCTGGCAAACGCTCTGTATGAGGAATACGTCCGCCAGCAAAATCTCTACGCCAAGTACGGCGGGCAGACCGGCGGTTCCGGCTCCGGCAGCTCCGGCGGCAGCACCGTGATAAAGCCGACGCTGACCGCCAGTCAGGTGCAGTCCGCCCTGAAAAACGGCATCGTGACGGATGACGTGATCTCCGCCTTCGATTACTACTACGGGCAGGGGGCCTATGATTCCCTGTACGGCACCGGCAGGTTGACGGCGGGGACAACCGGCACTGCCAAAACCGGCGGCGGAAGCACCGGCAAAAAGAAGGGAAGCTATTCCAACGGCTCCCTGACCAATGAGCAGGTAAAGCAGCTCCAGAAATACTACGGTGTGTCTCAGGACGGCAAGTGGGGGGCCAACTCCAAGAAGGCCGCAGGCGGCCTGACGGCTGACCAGGCATGGGCGAAGTATCAGGGCGGCAGCGGCGGCAAGTATGAAAACGTCGGCAATCTCGCTGCATGGGCGTCCGGCCTGAACACGGACTTGAAGAACGGCAACACCGAAAAGGTGGGCCGGTGGCTGGATAACAACTGGTCTAAGCTGACGGCAGAGCAGCAGCGTCGAATTAACGCAGAAGTTTTGAAGCCTTACGGCATTGTTTACAAGGGGTGACAGTATGGGTAAGCTGGTGTATATCAAAACCGGGCAGGCTGTGACCGGCGGGCAGAGCGCTCCGTCATCCGGGCGGGGTCTGGTGCACTTAGACGGTACGCCGGTTGAGCGGAAGAGAGGGACCCAACCCGCCAAGGCCAAGAATACGAAGGCCGTTACGCCGTCTGTCTCCCCCCGGCCTATGGAGAACGCCAGCACCGGGAACAGCCGCCCCAATAGCCGCCTGCTGGCAGACGTGCGGACCGGCGGCACCACGCCCCCCTCTCTGGACAACGGGCGCGTGGGGAAGGTGATCTCCGGTGCAGCGAAGTCCACCGGCTCCGCCTACGCAAATCTGGGCGGTGTACTGGCGGAGGGGGCCGGGAATCTGAATACCCGGATCGCCAACCAGAACGCTGGGGATTCCCTGCAAAGCGACCATGACGCGGTAAAGCGGTACGAGAAGATGCTCCGGGATGTGAAGTGGGCCAACGGCAAGGCCATGACGGCGGCGGACGTGAAGCAGGTGCAGAGCTACCTTGCCAGCGCCAAGCGGCGGATCGCGGCCCATGAGGGCTACACCAAAGCGGTGGAGCGGTCCGACAAGGCAGTGGCGGACAAGGCGTATCAGAAGGCGGACCGTCTGTCCCAAAGCTCCGCTGCGGACGTGGCACAGGCCAAGGAAGGGCTGGGGCCGGTGGGCCAGTTCGCCGTGGATCTGGGCGTTCAGGGTGTGCAGATGGCGGGGGACGTGGCAGCCAGCGCCGTGATCCCCGGTGCCGGTCTTGCCCTGATGACGGCCCGCTCCGCCGGGAGCAGCGCCCAGCGGGCCAGACAGGCCGGGGCCACCTATGGTCAGCAGCTTGCCTACGGACTGGGCAGCGGCGCTTTGAGCCTTGCCACGGAGAAGATCAGCAACGTGGCAAGCCCCTTCAAGAAGGCGTTCGGCGGCGGCGTTCTGGACAACGCCATCAGCGGTGCGCTTGCCAAGATGAACAACAGCACGGCGGGCCGTGTGGCCCTCTCCATGATCTCCGAGGGCGGCGAAGAATTTATCGAGGATATTTTCCAGCCCGTTTTGCAGCGGGCCACCTATGACCCCTCTGCCCGGTTCGATCTCAGCGAGGCGCTGTATGACGCGGCGGTGGGCGCGGCCATGGGCGGTATCGGCGCAGGTGTTGACGTCATTCGACAGCGTGGAAGCAGTCAGGCGGACGCACAGCCTACGCAGGAGGCAAGCCCGGAGGTGCGGGAGGGTACTTATACCCCCGCCCCCGCAAACGCCGCAGAGGGCGCGCAAAACGCCGCCCCCGGGGTGGAGACGGCGGGCAGGCTGACGAGCACGGACAATATGCTGCGGTATCGAAGCGATATTGACAAGGTTTTTTCGGGAGACTATCCAAGCGGCAAATTGCTGTCTGTTGGGGACACGCCGGAGCTTTTGACCCGTTACGGGGCAAACCCGCTTCCGATGACAATGACGCAAGATGCAGCTTATAAAATCGCATACCCGGAAGGGTATATGGGCGGCAAACATAATTTGGGTATGTCTGTTCTAAAGCAGCTCCCCTATCAAATCGAAAACCCAGTTGCGATTTTGAAGTCGAACACACAGCCAAGCAGCATTGTGCTGCTGACCGCGTGGAAAGACGGCGACAAGAGCATTATTGTCCCACTGCATCTGGACAAGCAGGGAGCAATCAGTGTGGAAAATAGAATTGCCAGCGCTTACCAGACAGGCCACATGCAAAGCTATCTTGGAGAAGCAGACAGCAATGTGCTCTACACAAAAAACAACGAGGACGTCCATCAGCTTCTTTCCAATGGGGTACAATTCCCCAAGGCGATGGCTGATGACATCCTCGCTAAGAACAATATATCACAGGCAGAAGCAAAAAGCAACCGGGATATTCTCTCTGAGGTTCTGTTTGGGAAGAAACGGGCGGATATGGATGCCATGACGCCGGAGCAGCAAAACGCCATATATCAGGCCAATGAAGCCGGAACCGTTGGCATGGACGCCACCGGCAAGGTGTTCCAGATCGACCCGGAGCAGCACATCGACCGGCGGCGAATGGAGACGGTTGGCAGCAGAGACGTGAACGCCTTCCAGTTCGACCACCCGGAGCTGCACCGCTATTATCAGGAAGCGGCCAACGCCCTGATCGCAGATGCAGACCTCTCCCTCCAGCAGCCCATGAGCCGCCGTTACGAGCGGACCATGGAGGGTAACGCCGTCCAACAGGCGGCGCAGACCTCGCCCCATCTGCGACAGGCCATGGATGAAACCGGGCTTTCCCGTGACGCCATTATCGACGCAGCCCAGCGGATCATCACCGATCAGGGGCAGGAGAACGTGGCGGCGGCCAAGCGGGTGGAGCTGATTCTGGACGATATGCTCTCCCACGGCTACACCACCATGACCGGCGAACAGGTGGGACCCAACAGCGGGTATCTCACCGCCAAGCAGAGCATTCTGGGCGCGGGAGAGACACAGGCCAGAGGGCACGGGCTGGATGGGGTTGACGGCTTTGACGGCCTCGGCAGCGCAGACGCCGGTACGGTGAACACGCCCTTTGACACCATGCAGGCCAAGAGTGAGGACTTTTACCCGGTCAACCCCAACAGCGCCCAGCGCATCCAGGCAGACCAGCGGCGGGTACCCTCTGAGGTGCCAACGGTGAACCCTGACACCGGGCGGAATGTGGAAAAAACGGTCTCCACGATTCTCAATAGCCCCCTGACCTCCCCGGAAATGGCAACCGTGTATGAAAACGCCATTGCAGGCGGCGCGTTTGACTATGACGTGGTGACGGACCGGAGCGCCGTGCAGCAGGCACAGGCCAAGATCGCACGGGACGGCTGGCGCGAGGTGGCGAACAGTTTCATTGCCAAGACGGAACTGGGACAGCGGATCACCAAGGCAGACACCGCCGAGGCCATCAGCGCCTACAACCTTGCCATTTCCGAAGGAGACCACAAGGCTGCCTTTGAGCTGGCAACAGCCATTGCGGAAGCGGCCCATGACAGTGCACAGATGGTGCAGGCCATGAACCTGATGAACCGGTTGACGCCGGAGGGCCGTCTGCTGACGCTGCGGCGGCTGGTAGACAAAATGAATGACCGGGCGGCGCGGCAGAACCGGGCACCCCGGCAGAACACCCCAGACAGCGGAGACGTGGAAGGCGCACGGGTGGACTACATCGACAAGGTGACGGGCTTCACCCTCTCTGACGAGCTGGCAACCAACTACCTGATGGCAGAGACGGACGCGGAGCGGGCGGCGGCGTGGGACGCCATCACCACCTCTATTGCAGACCAGATCCCCAGTACGTTCCGGGAGAAGGCCAATTTCTGGCGGTACACCTCCATGCTGACCAATCCCACCACCCACATCCGCAACATCATGGGCAATGCCATTCAGTTCGGCGCACGAAAGATCAAGGACGGCATCGGGACCGCAATCGAGCGGGCGGTCATCAAGGACCCCTCTCAGCGGACAAAGGCCGTGAATGTTGACAAGGATCTGAAAGCCTTTGCCAAGGGCCAGTATGAGACAGACCAGAGCGCGGCTATGGGCAGCGGGAAGTATTCCGATGCCACGGCAGCGGGCATTGAGCGGGAGATCCAGAGCAAGCGGAAAATGTTCAGGGGGGAGGACGGTCTCTCCCGTGCCGTGCAGGGCATCGGAGACCTGAATAGCCGCGCCCTTGACTATGAGGACGTGATCTTCAACCGGAGCGCCTATGTGGACAGCTTCGCCCAAGCACTGCAAGCCAAGGGCGTGACGGCGGCAGAGGCCCACGCGGGCACCAGAGCCGCAGACGTGGAGGCGGCACGGGCCTACGCTATTGAGGAAGCGCAGAAGGCTACCTACCGCAACACCACGGCGCTTTCCGATGCGCTGTCTCAGTTTGGCCGCTATGAGGGGGATAACCCGGTAAAACGGGCAGGTTCCTTCGTGGCGGACGCCCTGTTCCCCTTCCGCAAGACCCCGGCCAATATCCTGACCACGGGCCTTGATTACAGCCCTGTGGGGCTTGCCAAGGGCGTGAAGGAAGCCATGTTGGACGTGAAGTCCGGGAAATGCACGGCGGCGGACGCCGTGGATTCCATTGCATCCGGTCTTACCGGCACCGGTATTCTGGCGCTGGGCGCTTATCTGGCAGCGGAGAGACTGCTCCATGTCCGGGCCGGTGACGATGACAAGGAGGAAGCCTTTGAGAGGTCCATGGGCGGGCAGGATTATGCTATTCAGATCGGGAACAAGTCCTACACGCTGGACTGGGCGGTTCCTGCGGCAATGCCCCTGTTCGCGGGTGCTGCCATCATGGAATCCGTTCGGAAGGGCGGCGGCACATTTGACGCGCTGGTGGATTCTCTGCTGGGGATGCAGGACGTTGTGCTGGAGACCTCCATGCTGTCCTCCCTGAATGATTTGGTTTCCAACATCAGCTATGCCAAGAGCAAGCCTATGTACCTCATTGACCGGGCGGCCAGCAGCTACGCCGGACAGTATATCCCCACCATCGGCAGCAAGGTTGCGTCCGTATTTGATGATACGGTGCGCAAAAGCTATGTGGAGAAGGGTTCCGGGCAGGTAGCCTCTGACGTGAACTATTTCTTGCAGGGGGCGGCGAAGAAGGTCCCCGGCGCACGGAATCAGCTTCAGCCCATGGTGGATATGTGGGGCAACGAGGTCTCCAACGGCTCCGCGCCGGAGCGGGTATTCCAGTCTTTCCTCTCCCCCGGCTTCCTGAAGGCGCAGGACAACAGCCCCGCCACGCAGGAGATCCGACGGCTGGCGAAGGCCACCGGAGACAGCACCGTTTATCCGGCGGCGGCGGAGAAGTCCTATACGGTGAAGGGCGAGACCCGGACCCTGACCGGCGAGGAATACACCCGGTACGCCAAGGCCATGGGCCAGACGCGGAAGGAGCTGGTGGAGGCGGCAGTGAAGCTTCCCGCCTACAAGTCCATGAGCGACAGTGAAAAGTCTGACTACATCCAGAACGTGTATAAATATGCGCGTGAGACGGCCCGTCAGCAGGTAGACCCCAAGTATGAGCCCAGCGCCAAGTGGATTGAGAACGCCAAAACGTCCAAGCGGGACATCGGCGTATCCACCGGGGAATTTCTGGCCCTGTACCAGAAGTACGGCAGCGAGAAAATGAGCGGGAAAGCCTACGAGAAGGTAAAGCAGGCGCATGATGCCGGACTTTCCCCCAAGGAGTATTTCTCCATGAAGGACAGGGCCGATACAAACGGCAATGGAACAATCAGCAAGGCGGAGGCCAGCGCAGCCCTTGCCGGTCAGGAAAACCGGGCGGACCTGTGGGACATTATTTGCACTACCAACGCCAAGAACCCCTATAAGTAAGAAAACACCCTCGCCGTCTGGCGGGGGTGTTTCTTTAACTTTTACATCATGGACAGGAGTGTTTTCACATGGGCGGTGCGGTCCAGCATCCGCTCATGCTCCCAGTCCCAGACAGCTTTCTCGGCTTCCGTGGGATGGAAACCGGCGTCCTTCGCCTTTTCGATATGGCGAACAGCCATTTCGTGGAGCTTATTGGCATGGCCCAGCTCCTGACGGCTGAGGTCGGCGTAGGTGCTGGCGTCCTCCGGGCTGTCCTCGGTGTGCTTGGCAGCCTCACGGGCGTACTTCTCGGCATCGTCCAGTTCCTCCCGGATCTCTTCGGCCAAGTGTCTGATCTCGTGCATAAGAACCTCCTAACTCTGCTTGATCAGGGTGTAGAGCTTGTCCACATCCGTTTCATTCAGCGTGACGTTCCCAATCAGGGGGATATTGGTGGTGACGGGGCCTTTGGCGGCTTCTGTTTTCAGGCAGGTGTAGATCTTGTCAATATCTACGTTCCCCGCCTCGTCAAAGACGCCGAGGGCCTTCATGGCGGGGTGCTCCCGGAGGGCGGAAAGGCTGGCGTCCAGATTGTTAAGGGCCATAGCAGCCCCGGCACCGACCGCCCATTTCTGCCAGCCGGTGAGCTTGCCGGTAAATTCCTCATCCACATAGCGGGCAGCGCCCTGCTTGATCTGTTCCAATGTTACCATAGATTCCTCCAATGACGGGAGAGAGGGGCGCTATGCCCCTCTCTTCTTCCCTCTGCGCCTCTTAGCGACCGCAGTTGCAGTCGCAGGTGGAGACGGGGAGGGGGTTATAGGTGGACTGGGGCGTGGTGCCGGTGCCGGTGGTGATGTCCGCGACCATTTTGGGATAAAAGGTGGCGTTCGTGTAAGTAACAATGGTATTGTCAGCGCACTTCCGCTCGTCCCGCTCCCGGGAAATGGCCCCGCACAGCTCGTTCTTGCAGCAGTCCACGCGCTCCTGCAACAGCTGGAAGCTGTCCTTGGTGGCCTGATTGTTGACCGCCTGAGAAGCCAGCACACCCTGGACCTCGCCCAGCTTGCCGTCGATGTACTTGTACATCTCCAGCATCTTCTGGTCCTGGTAGGTGTTGGCATCCCGCAGGGCAATGTCGCTGCGGAGCTTGGCGTTTTCCTGCACCATGGACAGCTCGTAGCGGTTGACCGTGTGGTTCTCGCTGCATCCGGCCTCCGCCGCCATACCAGCGGCAAAGGGGATGACGCGATTGCCCAGCAGCATCCCGCCGAGACCGCCCAGAGAGTTCAGGACGCCCAGAGACAGACCGGCAATGCCGGTGCCGAGAGCGGTGCCTGCGACGCCCTTGCTTGCAAATTCAGCCATAGAGAGATTCCTCCTTCTCTAAAAATACACCCCCTGTTTCCGCGCGCAAAACAAGCGGTGCTCTATGGTTACCGTACCACAGGACACCGCTTGTCATGGCTTATGGATGTTTTTTGTTTGGGCGGGAGATGCCCGCTTTATCCCGGATGGAGTGCAGGCAGGCGTTCACGGAGGAACGGGATAAGTACAGCTCTGCCGCCGCATCCTCGATCGCCCAGCCACGGCGGCAAACCAGATTGAACACGCGCCGCTCCCGGTCGGTGAGATAGCGGCACTGCTCCATTTTTTGGAGCTGCTGGACGGTGTATCGGTATTTCATAATGGGCCTCCTTTATGAAGTGCCCCTCCCCTTTGATCTACCGATGCAGGGGGTCAGGACCCCTGCGCGTCTATCATGGCTAACAGCTTTTCCAGATCGTAAAAATTCCGTGGGTCCAGCCCGGTTTCCTGCTGAATGAGCCGAAAGCGGTAGCGGATGGAGTTATAGTGCAGGTAAACCGCGCCGCCGGTCTTTTTCATGCTCATGTTGTTCTCCGCATAGGTTTTCAGCAGTTTTTTGTCCCGATCCTCCATAGCTTACCTCCTTTTGTTGCATGGGGCGGCTGGCGGTCAGCCGTCCGCACTGGGTTTTCGCTTGCCGTAGCTGCAAAAGAATGTCCTTGTGTCCTTATCAAATGGCAAAAACACGATGTTTGTTTTGGGGCAAAATGCGTATATATCTTTCCGGTTCCACACGCACAAATGCTTACAGTCCTTGCACCGCGTCACAACCACGGCATCCACGGTGGGGCAAGCGTCAACTACTCCACTTACTTCATCCAACGGGCAAAGTACAGCAAACTCATTGTCATATAGCATATCAACCAGTTTATCAGCATCAATCGTCCTCATGGTCAGCACCTCCGTCCATCTTGGCCCCGCAGTACCTGCAATAGTAGCTATCACTGCTCTCTGCGTTTCCGCATTCGCTGCAAGTGACTACGCCATCCTCATGGTGAATCCATTCCCCATGCACCACCAAGGCCACGTCAGCAGCAGCCTGACGATTGATTGCTCTAAACACAGACCCGGTATTAAAGGGTTCTGTGCTCGTAGCAATCTCATTTTTCAAAGCTTCCCTCTCAATGTATTCAGCCATAGGCCACCTCCTGTTTCAGCTCTTGCACAGTCTGGTGGATACGCTTCGCGCAGGCAGGGCATATTTCCCTCACATCCACTATGTTCGGGTCGCTTGCGTAGGGAATGTCAGCGTTGTTCTCCACGCTGACCCTATAAGTTTCCCGAATCTTGTGTATTTCTTTTCCGCAAAGATCACAAAAACACTTCGTCATGTTCTTTCCTCCCTCCTGTTCCATTCCTTAACAGCATCTGCTTTTGTGTGGCCTCGCTTTGCACCGGTCCCACATCCATCGCCTCCACATAGCACCAGCTCTGGGGCGGGCGCTTAATGTCACCGCCCCATTTTTTGCAGTCTGTGCATTCCCGTGCGATTCTTTCCATGCAGAATACACATGGGTCAGTTGCACGCTGGAACTCGCTTAGTTCCCGCGGCTGGTCATAGATCAGCAGGTCGGAGATGTGCCAGCCGTAACAACGCCCCTTATCGCCGATATAAGCTATAATTTCTGCCTGAGATAAGCACGTCGCAGGGGAAAAGGCGGCATTTGTCGGACACCATAGCCTGCCGCCATCGTATGTGATCGGGACGACCCGCTCACAGGTAAACTCTCCGACGACCTTGCCGCCGCCGTAAAACTGTGGCCTTGGATAGTCCGTCGCAATGAAGTCCTCGTGCGGATATTTTGGCAGCGTGCAGTAGATATAGCACTTAAACGGCGTTTCCAGCTTCGGCCTGGTCTTTCTGACTTCGATGGTCTTTTCGCCGTTGGCGATCTTCTCCACCCACTTGGGGCGGATGCTCAGCATAACAGCCTTACTCATTCTTCATCGCCTCCGGTGTCTTAGGCAGCGGCATCCAGTGGGTGATTTCCACAGCATCGTCTACCAAGTCATCGCCCAGCGTGATCGGCGTTTCCCACTCATTTTCTCGCGCCCATTCTGCGTGCTCACGCAGCGCATTTACGAGGTTTGTATCTCTCATAGTTCCTCCCTTATGTCTCCGCCCCATTGCTCCGCCATAGCTTTGGCGATGCCGGGGAAGGTTTTGCTTCTGGCCCTTGCCGTGCGCGGGTCATTCCATCTCAGGGCTTTCCCTTTTTCATCTTTCGCATAATTCGCACTCGCACCTGTACTGTATCCACCTGGTAAAATTTCCCCTGCGTCTACAATATTTGTCGGTTTCAAAGCGGGAAGGTCCTTTAACCACAGGCAAGTCTTTTTTCTTGCCTGGTGCCCAAACTCATACGGCTGGATAATGCAATCCGGCTTGCGATAGTATGTAGACATATACCCAACCGGATTTTCCACTGCGATTTTGCAAATATCTGCATTTGCAAAAGCCATGAAAAACGCCGCAGCTTCTTCCCGTAACGCCAACCGCCTGACCGCCTTTTCTCCATATCTTTCCGTGTTAAACCAGCGATTCCCGGTAACAGTTAAGTATGTGCACGGCGGGTGCGCAATCAGCAAATCCCATTTGCCGACGTCATGCGGCTCCCCGTCCATGGTAGTCACTTGCCCCCCCTCGATGGCCTTGAGCGCATTGCCTAAGATGTGCCACTCAGGATGCCCGCCGGATGGCTCCTGAATGTCGCAGCTATACGCCTCGTGGCCCAGCGCCCGGAACGCCTTGCAGACTTCCTGCGATTCCTCGCAGGCTATCAACACTTTCATGCGTCCTCCACCTCCGCAAGCCAGAACGCCTTTCTGCACTCAATGCAGTCTATCCCTGTGGGGCAATTCCCACACAATGCTCTATCCACTTGGCAGGGGGGATACCCGGACAAGCCCTGTGTCTGGATATATTGGCGCATCGGGAAACATCTTCAAGAACACGCTCTGGCGCGTCTTGCGCGGATGTGCAGCAGACCATTCTTCGGTGTTTTTCACAATTTGCGCCGCATCAACGCCCCACATCTCACTCATGGTGCCGCACATTCTGTTCCGCTCCTCGATAAACTCCACAGCGTCCATTACTTTTCCTCCTCAATAATGACCTCCACGCGGGAGGCTCCGGTTGTCTGATACTTCCGCACCGTCAACAGTGCGATTGCGCTGTCATCGTTGTAGGCGTGGCCGTTCAGCGCGTCCAGAATGGCCTTCGCCACGTTGTCAGCGTCAGGGCGCTTAATGTGGGGCGTTCCGTCCAGCGTGGCGGCCTTTTTCTTTGGCATGCTTTTCGGTACCGTGAAGAACGCCGTGACGGTGGCCGTTAGCGGGATGCCGTCCGCAAATCCCTTCCCGCTCTGGCACTGCCAGCACTGGACCACCTTGTCCTCGTAGTCCCGCGTTTTCTGCGGGGTGTAGGTGTGGCCGTTCCGCATAAATCGGGGGCGGCCCTTGCCTATGGGAATGCCGGGGACCGTAAATTTAACCTTCATTGTTTTTCCTCCTCACAAGTAAACAAACTGATTTGCGCTGTGTGTTCCGCAAAGCGCTTTTCCTGCGCCTGAAAATAGTGAGGGTCGATCTCACATCCAGCAAAATCAAAACCAAGATCATAGGCGGCTATGCGGCTGCTACCGCTGCCTAAGTGGGTGTCCAGTATCTTGTCTCCGGGCTTGGCGTACTTCTGAAGCAACCACACGTAAAGCGCCACAGGCTTCTGCGTCGGATGAATGCGCTGCTCGTTTAGCGCCTTATTCCCTTGCTGGATAAACCCCTCTGCGATGCTTTTGCCCTGCATCATTCCATTCCACATGTAGTGGAAAAGCCGTACGCTGTCATGGCAGTTTGTGGCTGCGATCTCGCAATCGCTAAAAGAGCTTCCCTCGTTGCACTTGTTCCAAACAATGCGCCCCGGCGCAAAGTGATAATCGAAATAGTTGCAGCCCCAAACGATATAGCGCTTTGCGACACGTTCCAACTCATCGAAATATTCACGTGTCGGAATATCCCACTTCGGCGATATGGGGTAGTCTCTGTGCACACCGATTTTGCTGACCTTACAGCCATAATATCCGCGCCGCTCCGGCCCGCTGAAATATGGAGGGTCTACCACAGCCAGGTCAAACGCCTTATCGGACAGCGTCCGCATATACTCCATGCAGTCCATGTTATAGGCTACGTTCATCGCTTTTCCTCCTTGCCGTCAATGACGATCTGCACCACGCGGACGCGGCCCAGAGGTTCCAATAGCATGGCTACTGCCTCCTTCGTGCCCTGCGTGTCCTCGCCATCGTAAATGTCAACCACGATCCGCATCATCGTGTGTCCCTCCTGAATTTTGGGCAGTAGTGGATCACGAACGAGGATGCTACCCGTGTGCCGCCCTTGCCCTTGCCGCCGACCTTCAGCACCCGGCTTGTGGGGGTGGCGTCCCAGCCGGGGACCGGCTTCAGATGGTCGGACCACTCGCAGCCGCCGCAGGCGGATGCGCAGTCCCAACAAAGTTGCTGCTGATATGCGGCTGCGGCGCTGCCCTTGGGGGCTTTCTTCTGCTTCTTCTCCCGTGGGGGATAGCGGCGGATCAGCTCGTCCAGCCGAAAATTACTTGCCATTAAACACCTCGCATATCTGCCAGAGCGCACCATGCGGCATAGGTCATCCCCTGCTTCTTCGCCTCTGAGGGGGTGGGGATACCGGCCTCATGCCAGCGCTCGTGCTGTTCGCCTGCCTTGGCATAGAATTTTTCCAGATAGACGTCGGACGGCTCCGGCATGGGGGCCTCCTTTGCGTTGGGTTTTTCCAGTTTTGGAAGGAATGGAACCAGCTCATACACATCCGGGTAAAACCGGTTTTCCCTCGCCCGGACAATGACAGCCTGTTTCACGTCCTCGTAGTCCCATGGGGCCAAAACCAGTGTCCATGCCTCTAAGTCTGCGGCGGTGCGGGACTGCTGCTTCGCGTTGGGGTAGATCGTTTCGATCAGGCTGAACAAGCGCCGGGTATCCTGTTTCTCCATGTTCTTCTCCTGTAAGGCTTCCGTAGAAGTCTCTAATAGCTTCTTAATAGCTTCTTTTAGCTGCTGCAGCAGCAGCTAAGAGAGATAATATATAATCTTTTAATCTTTTCTTCTTAGGGGGGTGTGGGGGGAGGTTCTTCTTTTCTCTGCGGCTGCTGTGTGCGTCGGTGATCGTGCTGCGGCTTGCTTGCATCCGCCCGTCATCACTCTTAGACACACACGGCAACGTTGTTAAAAGGGAAGCTCCCCGTCATCCTCAATTCCGGTGAAATTATCAGTGGGGGCGGGGGCGGCATAGGCACTCTGGGCGGGGGTCTGCCCAGCGGTGCTTACAGAGACGCAGACGTAATCTGCCACCAGATCGTTATAGGTCTTGCCCTCATAGTCGTGGCTCTCCACGCGGCCCACGGCGAATACGGAATCGCCCTTGCGGACATTGGCAAGGAGCCGTGCCCAATGGCCCCAGCCCTTGACGGTGAGCCATGCGGTGGTGCCGTCCTGCTTATCGTAGGCCGGTACGGAGACGGAGCCGACCTCCTTTCCGCTCTGGGTGGCGTAGATCTGGCCATCCTTGGCGGCGCGGCCCACGATCAGGCCGGTTTGCAGCTTCTTGCCCTCCTTGCTGTAGGTGGGCAGTCCGTTAATGAACATCAGGCATCCTCTTTCGGTTCCAGCGCATCCAGCAGGGCGTCAAAGTCCTTGCTGAGTACCTTGCTTGCGCTGTCATAGCCGTGAGCCTTCAGAAGCGCCTTAGCCTCGCCCTTGGTGAGACCGTGGTTAGAGCAGACCTTATAGAAGAACCTGATCTGCGCGGCGGTGATGGGGGCCTCCGGGTCCTTGTTCTTGAAATAAACATCGCCGTCCTCGGTGTCGCTCTCGATGTCCTGGGTGAACATATCGGAGACGCAGCCGAGGGACAGGGCGGCGGAGACCAGGGCGCGTTTCTGGGCCATCTTCACGGCACTATTGGCCCCGTCATAGGGGGACTGGGAGCCGGTGCGGCCCTCCCGGGTGTTGCCGGAGCCGTAAGCGGAGGTGATGACGTATTCCTTGCCGTCATAGATCTTGATGAGGTCGCAGCGGACGAGAAAGTAGAAAAAGCCGTGCTCGATGTCCTCCAACTTGCTTTCCAGCGTGTAGCGCTGGCAGAGGCCGTAAGTCACGGCTACCTTCTCCGCACCGGGCTTGTAGAGGGCGGGGTTTTTCGTCAGGGCGTCGCCGTTTTTTTTGCGGATCATGCCGAAGTCGATGCCGCGTCTCAGGGTGACGGGCACGCCGCCAGGTATGCAGATGGTGTAATTCCCGGTGCGGGGGACGGGGGCCACCGTCAGGGCTGTGGCGTTGTATTGGTACAGGGCGAGTTCATTCATGTGCGTTTCTTCCTTTCTGTGGCTTTATGGAGGGTGCGGCAGGCGTTCACCAAGTTCGAATTTGGTTCTACATAGCGAAGCTCATAAGTGCCGTCCTTTGAGAGTTTCAGGGCATAGAGCGATTGAATTTTCCCGAAACCGCAGCGCGGGTCCCACGAGAAAATCATCTTGTAGGCGGTGAGCTGGGCGGAGAGGGCGGCGTCATGGAGCTGGCCGGTCTTAATGTCCAGAATCGCGGGGGCATTATGGATGATGCCAAAGCGGTCCATCGTTCCGGCCATTTTCATATTCCGGTCCGCTATGGGGCATTCAATCAGTTTCCATTCCGGCTTCCAGTCTTTGAGAAACCGGCGGTAGGCTTTCAGGTATCCGGCGATCTCCGGCGTTTCCTCCGGGGCCTCGCCGTAGTCGATGAGGGCGCAGGCTTCGTGAACGGCGGTTCCCCGGCGGGCGGCAGCCTCCGCCAGCCATGGGCGGTCGGACTTGTAGTCATAGGCGCAGAAGCGGGTGACTTCGGTCACACTGGGCAGTTGGATGCCGTCAAGTGTGTAAGTGTGGGTGGCCTCATCAAATATCAGCATTGGGACCCTCCGTATACAGGACCGGGATACCGAGGGCATCGGCAAACAGGTCCATATCGTCATCAATCTTATCCAGCAGGTAATCTTTGAAGCAGAGCGGGCAGTACAGCTCGCCGTTCGGGAGCTGGAACATCCGGTCACAGTCATCCTCTGCGGCGGGGTTCATTGGGTGGTCGCAGTGGGCACAGATGGGATAGGTTTTTCTGGTCATAGTTGGGTCTCCCTCCAGACACGGACCGCATGGGCGATGTCCGTATATTTTTTCGTGCGGTAGCCACAGGAATCGCAGAGGACGAAAAACAGGTCCTCCTTTCCGGGGGCTACCATCCGTTTACCGCCGTACATGTGGCACCGGGGGCAGGGCGGTAATTCTGCCATCCGGCCACGGCGCCGACGCATCAGACCACACCCAGCATGTGGGCCAACACCATGAGCAAGAAGCCGAGGAAGCAGCCGAAGGAGATCCAGGCGGAGAAGTCGGCCCGGTCCCGGCGGCGCTCTTCTCGGGTGCGGTTAGCGCGCTTCATGGCGGGGCCTCCTCTCGATCATGTCTACGATTTTGAAAAGCCAGTCGGCGGCGGTGGATGCGCCGATCAGCACGAAGATGAACGTTGTTGTATCCATAATTAAACCTCCCCGAAGTGATAGCACTGGCGCAGGCCGCCGTCGAAGGTGACCAGAAACCAGCGGTGCGGAATGTTGATGTAGGAAACGGTGCCGGTGCGGGTTGGGTGCTCAGCGTCGCCCAGGCAAAGGCTGAGACTGCACCGGGCACCCAGCTCCGGCGGCGCGGGCGGCTTTGGGTCTGGCTTAAAGCCGCAGAGGTTGAGCTTGCTCATTTTCTGGCACCTCCGCAAAGCTGGCGGGCCAGCGTGGCGGCGGAGATATAGCCGTCAATGAACGTGAAGCGCCGGTGAATGGCCCGGTAGTCCTTCAGGCCGGTGAAGGCCAGAACCTCTTTGATGTTCAAGAGGTTGCGGCCATGGGAAAAGGTCAAAATCTGTTCGAGATTGTCTCGATATGCGGGATGTTCCATAGGGGCCTCCTTTGGCTTTATCGTGATTGCGATTGCAAGTTTGTGTGAATTGGTGTATGTTTGGGGGTAAGGGGGGGATGAAATGAAAAAGTGGAAATGGATAGCGCTGGTGCTGGCGGTGACGCTGTGCATAGGGAGTGCATCAGCTCACCCTGGTCGGACGGATGCCAACGGAGGCCACTATAACCACAGCACCGGGGAATACCACTATCACCACGGATACCCGGCGCACCAGCACATTGATGGGGTGTGCCCGTATGACTACGATGACCGGACAGGGTGGAACTCGGGAAGCAGTGGACAAGAAAAGGGCCTCTATTATCTGGACGGAACGCCGGTCGAACGAAAAAATGAAACAAAGCCGAAACCGGAACCGAAGTCGAAGAAAAGCCAGATTGGCGGCTTGATCGCACTGGGGGCCTTCGTGGTCATCTTCTTCATCTTGCCGCTGCTATCGGCCATCATTGAAGGGATATCGTGGCAACTGGAAAAGCGAAAGAAGCAGGTTAAGCAAGAGCCGCAAGCGTTGCCAAGGCCGAATCCAACAAAACCAAAGCCGGTACAGCCGCCCATGCGAACGATTCCCAAAGAGGAACGAGAGCATATGATCCAAGCGGACGCTTACCGGGAAATGTGCGGGGGGCGGAGCATCCGAGAAATGGCGGAAGTGCCGGAGAATGTTTATTTTGATACGTTCGACCGCCCGAACACCTTGAACTGTGATCCACCGGATGACCCGTTCTTTGTCTATGTGACGAAGAATGGAGCCAGTTACCACCTGCGGACGTGCCGGTTGGCAAAGACCGCCAGTCCAATGAACATCTGTCAAGCTATGGCAGAGGGTAAGCAGCCGTGTAAGCTGTGCCGCCCCATGGAGAAATTGCCGGATTTTGCAGTTCGCTATCGGGAACTGAAACGGATTCAACGGGAATATGGGGTGTACATGCTTCCATAATTCACCTTTTCAAGATAATTTCAGGAGAAAAAAATTTGCTCCGTCTGTTCCTGATCCAGACCCAAAACGCGCTTGATCGCACGGACTTCACCAAGAGAAAACTCCGCGCCGCCAGTTTCATTTAACTTAGCGTTGAATCTGGACAGGCTCAGGCCGACTTGAGGGGCAAGGTCGGCTTGTGTCATGGCCTTTTCGCGAAGGCGTCCCTTCAACATATTTGCGTTCATTTGTGTCACCTCAATTCATCTTTTCAAGATAATTTTATTATACTCGTTTATTTCACCTTGTCAAGATATTTTTATTGACTTTAAAAAAAAACATGGTATTATTAAGATAACAAACGGAAAGGATAAGAAACGATGACAATAGGGGACAAGATCCGGCTGCACCGGAAAGCCCTCGGCCTGACACAAACGGAATTAGGCGAAAAGCTGGGGGTAAAAACCAATGCTGTAAGCAAATGGGAGTGCGGCCGGGTCGACGATATACCAACATCTAAGATAAAAGCAATGGCAAAGCTGTTTGACGTGCAGCCTTCATATCTGATAGACGAAAAACAGCCCGCCCCCACGAATGAGGGCGAGCTGAGCGAAGAGGATAAGCGGATCATGGAGCTTTTACATCAGCTGACGCCGGAGAACCGGGAACGGATTGTTGAGATAATAAAAGCTCTTGCATCGCAATAAGTACGGCGGCTTGCTTCTCCGGCAGTAAGTTGCGGAAGGTTTCCAGAAATTCAAGGTCTGTCATAGGTTGGATGCTCCTTTCTATTTGAAACCCCGGCCCGCCGAAGCGGGACCGGGGAAAGGGGAGTGGGCCTATGAGAACGATAGACCCATTTAGCGAGAAAGTCCAATTCAAAGGGAGGATTTTCCTTGCAAAAAACTTTCAAGGAGGGGAAACGGTGAATTTTTCGGAAAAGGCGAGGGCAATGCGCATGAAAAGCCCGCTGACCCTGCGGGAGATCGGCGAGCAATGCAATGCATCGGAAAGCATGGTATCACGCTACATTTCCGGCGCGGTGAAACCGCCGGACGATGTGGCCGAAAAGATTCTGGAGGTGCTGCGGAACAGCGAGCAGGACGATGATCGGGGCATTTATGCCGCACACATCGACGATCTGCGGCGGCTGATCCGCCAGCAGCAGAGGGAGAAGCGGGTCCTGTTCGGGATTCTCACGTTCCTTTTGATTTTTCTGCTGCTGCTCTATCTGGACGCTACTCACGGGTCCTGGGGCGCGATCCGTTACATAGAATAAAAGCCGCCTGAGTGCTGGAACACTCAGACGGCAAACCCACCAATCGCAATCACGACAAAGCCAAAGGAGGATCAATCACAGTATAGCACGATCCCCCTGGCGATGCAACAGGAGGAAAGGAAAAAATGGCGAAAAAGGAGAAGTATTACAAAAGACCGGACGGGCTATTTGAGGCCATTCGGACAGTGAACGGAAAACGGAAGGCGTTCCGTGGTAGAACCTGCCGGGAGGTAGATCGGAAGATCCTGGAATACCGGGACGAAGCCGAAAAGGGATGGACATTTACCAAAGCGGCGGACAACTGGTATCGGGAAATCGAAACGGAAGTTGCCCACGCGACCTACCGCAATTATGGAAACACCATGCGGCGGCTGGTGGCAAGATTTGGGCCAGAGCGGATCGCGGAGATCACGCCGGAGGAAATCGTGGCCTATATCCGGCAGTTTGAGAAGAAAGACTATTCCCGGGACACGGTGCAGCTTGAGATCTCCGTTTTGAAGCTGATCTTCCGGTCGGCCATCAACCGCAGAACGGAAAGCGGGCTTGCCATCAATCCGGCGGCGGAGGTCCGCAAGTCAAAGGGCTTGAAGCACCGGGTCAGAACGGCGCTAACGGAAGAACAGGAAGCAAAGGTAGAAGCCACGGCCAGAGAGAAACGGGGCGAGTGGTGGCTGCTGGGGTATTTCCTCATGTACACCGGTTTACGCCGGGGTGAGGCGCTGGCGCTGACATGGCGGGACATCGACCGCAAAGCCGGTGTGATCCATGTGTGCAAAAAGCTGAACTATGACAACGCCAATGTGCCCTTGCTGGAGGATCACATGAAATCCGAGAACGGCAGGCGGGATGTCCCTATCTTTGACGAGCTGGCGCGGATGCTTCCGCGAAACCAGATCGGCTATGTGTTTCCGTCCCCGGATACCGGAAAGTATCTGACTGCGTATGAGCTTGCCAAATACTGGAAGCAATATTGCCGGGATGCCGGGTTGATGGATACAATCACCGCCGACAACGGGAAACAGAAGGAAAAAACGCAAGTCTCCCCCCACTGCTTCCGGCACACCTTCGCAACGATCTGCTACGAAGCCGGGGTGGATGCCCGGACGGCGGCGGAGTGGCTGGGGGACAGCGTGGCGGTCATGGAAAAGGTCTATATCAACCTGCGCAAGAACCACCGGAGCGACAGCGTGCGGCAGGTCAACGAACATCTTTCCAGGGCGAAAGCGGCGGGGGAAAGATCTTAACAAACAAACGGCGTCAAGTGTGTAGATTCTGTGTCGAACCGCACGCAAAGCAGCCGCAACAAAGGCAAAAATACGCAACCTAAGAAAGCGGCTAAGAGCGTTGATATATAACGTTTTTTAGGGAAATTTTGCGTGAATTGGTGTTTTGTGGTGGAAGGGGAAACTGTAACGGAATTGTAACATGATTTGAGGAATGGCAAGGGATTGCGGCTATACTGTGAACGTACTGTGAAGCATGGCGAAAACGGAATAAAAAATCAGCGGCTCGGATGGCTCCGGGCCGCTGTTCTTTTTCAGTTAAAGTTCAATCTCTTCCGCACCACCGTTGCGGCGGTTGACAGCATCGACGATCCACACATAGCAGGCAGCCGGGTCCGGTTCTCCGCCCTCCCATCCGTCAGCAATCGGGTCACCACCGGCGCGGAGTGCGTCCAGCGTTTCACGGATCAACGCCCGGTCTTGGTCTGCCAGGTAATAAACACAGGCCCCGGAATCATCCAGCACCGCCAGGTGTAGGCAGCCCGCATTATCTTCAAAGCACTTGTAAGCATATTTCATGATCTTTCGTCCTTTCTCCGGCGGGGGCCGGTCTGTAAGTTGATGGTAACATGGGCCGCGTTGATTGTCAACGCTCCCAGCTGCGCTTCTCGGTGTCCTGCATGGTCTCGATGCCGGGGCGCTGGTGCTTCAGCTCCGCGAACCGGGCAAAGGCTTTCCGGCGCTCCGTGCCGAAATATTTTTCGTCCAAAACGCGCTCCGTGGTGCCGTCCTCATAAGTGCGGACAATCCGCACAAAGTAGATTACCGGCTTGCCCCTGTAACCGGGGTCACGGGTCAGCTCCAGCCGGTCACGATATGTGGCAGTCGCAAGGGCGGCGTATCGCTCCGCCAGGGCTGCGCGGTATTCGGTCAGTTGGTCGATCAGTTCGTTACACCGGGCAATCATCCGGGCGGCGCTGTCATCGTGGGCCTTGATGCGGTCGGCGGTCAGGGCGTCGGGCCGGAGCAGATAGGCGGTCAGCCGTATTTCCGCTTCTCGGCTTGGGTTGCCGTAGCGCTGGAAGAGGTCAAGATAGCTCATATATGGGTCCCTTCTGCCCTCGTGGGCTGAAATGTGTCTAAAACGGTTTTTAGCTTCTCTAATTGGCTGCTCAGCCGCTCCACCTGATCAAGGTCTGCGGTGACATCGTACTTATTCAGCATATCCAACAGTTCATTTTCAAGCTGGCTCAGTTGCTTGGCGTAAACGTCCAAATAGTTGAGGTGGATCTTGTATTTTTCCATCGTGAAAACCTTTCTGCCCTCGTGACCTCCGGGGCGGGCGGTGGTGTCAGTCGGCCAAATGTAACCGGCGGCGGGTGGCTTCCTCATCGATGAAGTTCGTGCATCCGCTTCTGTAAAGCTCCGCGGCGGCTTCCTTCAGCGTCATTTTGCCGCTTAAAACATCGTCGCGCAGGCTATCGAAAATATTTTTGATCTGGATCATGGTTCATGCTCCTTTCTGTTATCGCTCCAGGCCAACGGTGGCAAGGGTGCGGGTGATTACGTCAATTTCCATCTGGCCCCATCCGTCCCGGCGGAGGGTGTCGGCCAGGCATCCGGTGTCGATGTCCTGCAAGGGGGCATCTTTTACGGCGATCACGTCACCATTTCCGGCAACGTATTCTCTTGCGGCGGATTCGCTCTCTGCCGGGACGGTGACCTTGAATGCGTCCCCGTCATCCATGTAGACGGTGTAAACGTGCAACTTCTTCATGTTCAATTCTCCTTTCTGGGGGGGCGGCTCAGCAGGCCGCCCCGATTTTCTCAAATGCGCTATCTTCACGCCCGCCGCTGAAAATCTGGCTTCCATACTTCCGGCGGATCTCGTCCATTGTGGCCTTGCCACGTCTCCACTTGCGGCCCTCTTCGGGGTGATGCCAATACCATCTTGCCTTGTTCTGGGACCAGTGGAAACCGGCGGCTTTCAGCTCGTCCTTGTGGGGCTTCGTATTGCCTCCGCACCACACCCAGGAGCCGACCAGCTCAACTTCCAGATCATCAAATTTCATCAGAAAGTCGATGATGTCGCGGAACTCGGCGGCGGTTTCGGTGGTCTGGTGGTACTCGTCCGCGCTGGCGTTGTGCTGCTTCTTCAGCATTTCAAAGAGTGCGTCATGCTCGGCGTTGATCTGCTGCATGGCCTCAGTGCTGCCGCCCATGTCGGGGTGATACTTCATAGCCAAGCGGCGATACTGCTTTTTCAGCTCGTCCAAGGTCTTTACATTCTCAAAATACTGTGCCATAATAATAAGGCTCCTTTCTTTTCGTTGAGGTTGAGTTTGGGGCGTGCCTCGGTCAGTGCTGGAACTCTGGCCGGGGCTTCTTTTTGCTTTTGCTTCTCCCTGCGGTTTGCCCTCGCTGGAATCCGTATTTATATGCGGCGTAAATCCCGTTGAATACATCGCTTCGTGACACTTCGCAAAGCTGCATGAGCGATTTCCAATCAAGGTCTTGTCTGGCAGAAAGTTCCATGTTGTCGAGTTTGTCGAGGTTGAGCATTTTATCTCGTCCTTTCTGGTTTTATTTGCTCATCCCCCGGCGTTGTCGTGATCGCCTTGTGTGCCTTAATAATACGTCATTTCCATGACGCTGTCAAGCAGGCAAAATCAACAATCATTGCCATGACTTTTTGTGCAATTTTGTCATGGACATGATTTGCGGCGATTTTGTATAATGTAGCACAAGAAAGGCGGTGAAACAATGGAGGAAAGAAAGCCAGATCGGCGGAATATATGGCAGAGAGAAAATCAAGAGCGCATCGTGGTAATGACGAGTAAGACAGAGCCACCAACCAAGGCCCAGATCAGAGCGGCAGCAGCAGCCGCAGGCCAGAGCGTCAACGCCTGGATCATTGAGGCCATCCGGGACAAGCTGTAACGAGCGTCAGAGCGTCGAGGGATAACACCCCCGGCGCTTTTCTTTTTGTGTGCGAGGCGGCAGCAGCGGCAGCAGCGGGGGCAGGGAGAGAGAGGGAAGGAGAGGGGGACTATAGGGGGAGAGAATAGCAGAGTGAGAGATGGGGGCGTATTCCCCATACCCCAGAGAGATAAATATATATTTCTTACAGGGGGGTGTTATATATACTCTACCGAGAGAGTAGCGCAAGAGGGAGAAGAAACGAATAAAAAACGCGAGAGGGTGAGGAAAGACGAGAAAACGGGAGCAAAACATAGCATTTGCGAGATATTCGGAGCTATTGTGAGATTGCGGCAATTACCCTTTCCGGGCAGATTTAAGGGGCTATTAAATATTTCCGTTGGGGCTGCTGGGCTTTGGCTGTTGCTGTGTCGATTCTGTGTATTTCCCTCGCCCGGTCGGGTGCAATTCCTGTTAGCTGCTCCGGCTGGGGGCTGATTCCATCAGGACGGGCCGAGGCTTCACCGGCTGGGGGTCAGGGGCCAGAGGTAGAGACCAGAGAGCAGGGGGTTAGGAGGGTAGCGGAAAAACAGGGGGTGTCTCTCGCGCAGGGTATAGGGCTATATGCACACATCCCCTCTTCCCCCTCCAAGAACTTACATGTCGGCTTCGGGAAGCTATGCGAATGCTCCCTCTGGGGGTGGCGGAAAAAGGGGGTGGGGGATTTTATGTAGAACATTACGAAAATAACTGAAACCCATTGTGTTCACTTGACGAAATATGCTTGAATGAAGTTGGCGGGATAGAACCCGCCTGCCTCCTATGTCAGACGCCAGTTTTCACCTTCAGTTCCTTTCCTGTTGCCCGGTGGGTCCGAACAGCCCACCGGAGCATGGTTTCGTAGCTCAGCTGGAAGAGCGAGCGGTTGTTAACCGCTGGGTCGCAGGTTCGAGTCCTGCCGGGACCGCCAGAAGCCGGGTCGCACCCGGACAATGTGAGACCGTTCGTCATGGCTCATATGGGAATGACAATGCTCGCTGAAAACTGCGCTTGTCTTGATGCGTCAAGACCGGTTTGACCTGACGGAATAGGGGCTATGACTTTTCGGAGCGTAGTTGCCGGTAGCGTGTGACAATCTAAGCGAGAAAGACGGCCAATATGCGGCATAGGTGCCCCGTAAGGGGAGACCACAGCGAGTGACGGGGACTTTCCTCGAAGCGCTAAAGCAGGGCAGGACTGCAATGCCGTACCAGATGTATGCTACCGCATTGCGGCACCACGGAAGGGTAAGACCGCTACAAGGGGCTTGCCTGTGCGCTGTATGAAAGCGGCAGGCCGAATAATAATTATTTGGCTGGCTCCGGCTATGAATGAAGAAACGGATGCGACTGACATACCGGCGCAGGGCTGAAAAGTTCCGTGGTTAGCGCGTACAGAACCATGCAGAGCGAACTCCGAGGCGTGTTCATCGAAAGGTATGCGGAAGTGGTGAGGTAACGGCTGCCCTTGGGCAAGGCCGTTGTGTAGGGCAGTATGCTTGCCCGGTTCTGTACGGCTAATTGTGTAAGCAATCCAAACGGAGCGCAATGCCGTACCAGAATTTTTTGTGAGAGGGGGGCCGGGGCATGGCTTATCAGAAGAAAAATCCAACTGCGGAAGAGCGCAAGGCGCACATGGATAACATGAACAAGAAGGCCGCCGCGGCCCACAGGAAACAGACGATTGAGAAGATCAAGGCGTTCCTGAAGCAGTCTGAGGAATACTTTGACGCGCAGGACCGGCTGGAGCAGGCATACAGCGAGGCGGGCCTTGCCAATGCGATGCGATGGACGGTTCAGCGGCTTCAGGGGTATTACGACTACAACGATGGCCGGGAGGCCGAGGTGGTCGAAGCGCAGGTGGAAGCCTTTGAAGCGGGCAATGAGGAGATCAACGATCCCCGCTGCGTTATGAGTTACTACGTGCGGCTGGCATACCAGCGGATTCAGGAGCAGATCGACACCAGCCCCATCTACCAGGAAAAGGGCATGGTGACGCGAGGCATTTTCCTGAATAAGCAGAAGCGTCTGGGCGGCTATCAGGACAAGCAGGAGACCCGCCAGGACATCAGCGTGAACGTGACCTTCGGGGACGGCGTGGACGCAAGCGACTTCAAGTGAGGAGGCGGCGAGGTGAACGGCCTGATTTTGGTTTTATCCCTGATCTGCGGGGCGGCCAGCATGGGCGCTGCCGTATGCGCAGTGCTGATCCTGCGGCTGCTGCGGGAGATCAAAGCCCCCTCCCCCACGGAACCGGAGAAGCCGGAGGTGGAAGAGCCTACGGACCGGCAGAAAAGCGTGGAACAGGGCATTGATAACCTGATGACCTACGATCTGAACACCATGAAAGCCAGCCTGAAGGGGCGGGAGGTGTGATATGGCGGTTACGGTACAGCAGATTTTTGACATCGCCATCCACCTGATGGATTCCCAGAATGAATCCACCGGTTCCACGGACACGGCGGACACCAAGGAGTACAAGCTGCGGACTGTTTCTCTGCTGAACAGCGTTTTAGACAGGGCGTTCCCGTACAGCGACAACTACCGGGAGGCACTGGAAGCGGCGGGCGGCAAGCGGCCTATCTGCCCCAAGGTGACGGAGATGGCGGACGAGGTGGCGCTGGATGAGCGGATCTGCACCGGGGCGCTGCCCTACGGTCTGGCAGGTCTGCTGCTGCTGGAGGAGGACCCCAGCCGGGCCAACTTCCTGTGGCAGACGTTTCTGGAACAGCTGGAGCTGTGCCGCCAGAGCCTTCCAAGCGTGATCGGTGACGTGGAAAACCTTTACGGCGGCATTGAACACGGGGAGTTTGGAGCATGGTGGTAGATGGGACGTGGGTCTACCGCTGCCCTATCTGCGGGAAAGCGCTTCAGCACATCGAACCGGGTAGCGTGATCTACAACGCGCCAATTTACTGCCGAAGATGCAAGGTGAGTCACTACCCAACCATTTTTGAGGGGCGGGAGCTGGATACAGACGTCCCCTTCCCTCTGAAAACCGAATAAAAACGAGAGCCCAACGAGGCCATGAGAGCGGCGAAAGCCGTTTCTTGTGGTCTCGTTTTTGTTTTATCAACAAGATCGGAAGAGCGTCGTG